TGTAGGAGCACAAGTTAATAACTGAGAATTACATAATCCTCGTAAAAGAATATTACTTCTTAGTTCTTGATATCGGAGGTTATTTTCTTTAGTATTAAGTGCTTGAAAGAAAGGTGTATCTACAACTTTTGTATTAAACATTGGATATGCTCCTTTACTTACTGTTAGTTCATTAGAACTTTCTAAAGCTGAAAAGATCATTTCGGTTCCAATCATATTAATCCATTTAATAGATTCTTCACTTCCGTATTTAATACCTAGTTTTATAAACATATCTGCTAACCCCATTACCCCTAGTCCAATCTGTCTCCAATTTTTAACAGATTCTCTTTGTTCAATAAGAGGATGTAATGGAAGACCTTCATCAAGTACTTCATTTAATGCAACTACTGCTTTTTTAACAGTATCTTTAAATCCTACAAAGTCAAACGTTTCATATTCTGTAACAAATTCTGCAAGATTTATACTTCCGAGCAAACACGACCCTCCGCTCGGCAAGGGCTCTTCCAATTTATTATCATAAAGGCTTTTTATCCTTTATTTCTGGGAGTTTCCTCCATACAGTTATCTGATACGTCTGTTAATTCAGACCAGTTTAGCATATATTTTTACTAATTTCTATTAATTTTGTAACTAAATTTTTCTTATTATTTACATTAAGTATTTTTGCAACAGTTCTATGATCTTTTACATTTAAAAATGTACATAAATCTTGAATAAAAGTTAAATTGTTCATTTTTACATTCTGTAATAGTAATTTATTCTCTCTAATTCAATTTTCAATTTGTTGTATTTTTGTAGGTATTGAATTTTGATACTGTTCTTGAACTTTTGTTGAAGCAGCCTTTACTCCTACTAAATAATGCTTAGGATCATTATTTGCACATTTTAAGCTACAATACTTTTTGGGATCATAAGGTTTACATTTAAATTCAGTATCACAATAAATACATTTGCGAAGTACATAATTTTTTAAACCTTTTTGTTTAACAGTTTCAGTCCCTTTTCTAAGGCCATTTAACATTTTAGAAGCAATTTTAGGATTAGTTCACTTTTGTTTACTACTTAAACTAATCTTAACTTTTGTAGTATCACAACATTTACCTCCATTATTTCCTCCAAACTTCAAATTATAACCTAAAGCTTTATCTGTTGTATTATATTCAGAAATATAATACTGTTCTTTACTGTTTAATTCTTCAATAGAAACACATTCACAAAGACATTCTCAGATAAAATTGTCAAATCCATACTTAATAAGTGCATTATGAAAACGATTATTATAGTACTTATTTCGTCTACAATCTTTTTCGTGTTGCTTTCTTCTATGTTCTAAAGAATTAATAGTTTGACCAATGTAAATTTTGTTATTAATTTTATTAGTTACTTTATATATTATCATAGTAAATTAGTATTGGGCACTCGTGGTGAGATTATATTTATTCACTCACTATGCGTTACAATATTTCCTAACCTTTCGTAATTTAGGAAATTATCTCGGTATTTTCATACAACAAAAATAGTAATAAATTTGCTAATAAACAAATTCTACCTCTTTGAATTGGTTAGAATTCACCGATTTTGCCCAATTTTTTACTTGAGCCAAAGATTGATATAATTATTTGATTATCAATCACTTACATAGCACAAGGATTTACACCTGCAAAAGAAAAATCAGGATTATTTGAGAGAAGATTTCAATTTTTAATAGCATCTCAGAATAAAATTCCAGGCTCTGCATAATCTCAATTCATCTCTGCTAATTTTCTAAAAATAGGATAAGCTTCAACTTCTTTAGTTATAACTTCTCCTGTATCCGTAATAAACTTAAGAATCAAAGTTTCTGCATTAATGACAGATTTCATAAAGTTATCACTAACTCTAACAGAAATATTAGCCTTTGTAACTTTATCTAAATTTGACTTAAGTTCAATAAATTCTTCAAGATCTGGATGATCACAAGAAATAGAAATCATTAATGCACCCCGTCTACCAGATTGCCCAATCAATCCAGTAATATATGAATAAAAATCCATAAAACTAACTGCACCAGATGTTGTTTTTGCTGCATTGTTTACTTTAGATCCTGTTGGGCGGAGATTTGAAATATCAATTCCACATCCACCTCCATAACTAAAAGTACGAGCTAGCTTAGATCCACATTCAAAAATAGACTCAAGATTATCTTGTGGAGGAGCGATTACATAGCAATTTGAATAAGTAATTTTTTTATTTTTAGAATTCAAACCTCTATTTGCTAAAATTCGTCCTCCAAAAATAAATTTCTTTTCTCTGATTAGTTTTTCGACTTCAGGATTATTATTACTTACTCGTTTAAACCACGCATCTAATGATTCATTTTCAAATCTATATTTATTATTTCAAATTGTTATTGCAAGTTCGTCTTTATTTAACCATTCTTCTATAGTCATTTATATGTAATTTTATATATAAAGAGAATAAAAGAGGCAGATTACTCTGCCCCTCTATTCTTTCTTTTACTGAGTTTTACATCAGATTGTTCTACTCCAAAGACAATATATTGCCCTTTTTCTGCCTTAATAGAAGGCATATATTCAAGTTCAAAATCAATATCTTTAGTATTGTATACAGTTTTTGCATACACGTTTTCACGAAAGTTACGAATTAAACTTTTAGCTAGATTTAATGCTTCGGCTTTGTTTATTGCTTTTCCAACTACTTCATGATTACGTTTTAAACGAATCTCAATAGTTCGATAAAGTTTACAACGACCTTTACGTCTTGAACTAATAACTTTATAAGGCTTCTTACGAGTATCTTTAGTACCAGATTTTATAGTAATAATAATACCAGCACCTTCAAAATCAAACATTCCTTTTTGTTCAAGAAAATCTGCAGCAAATATATTCATATCTTTAGTTAGAACTGGAGATCCAGATTTTTTTCAGCTTCTGGTAGCATCTTGTACTACAGTTATACCTTGTTTAAAAGCGTCGATTTTAGCTTCATCTAAGGTATAGGCCTGAATTTCTAATTTGCGCATATTTAAATAAATGTAACATCGTCAGAATAACCATTGATCTCACAATATGCAACCATTTTTAGAAGTCTACAAAATTCTAATCTACCTATATTAAGTATGTCTGAATCAATATTAAAAACACTAGCTCTGTTAGAGCCTGTAGTTTCAACGGCAATAATATTAGCTTGAAAAGTCCAGTCTTTAGGAGTGTATCCATATTCTTTTTTACAGAATTGAAGTAACATCCATAGGTACATTCCCATTTGTCTATGATAATGAAAATTCCAAAAACTTCCATTCATAAATTGTTCAAGTAAATGACCCGTAGTCTTTAAATCATTAAGAGTAATTATTTTATTATCTTTATCAATCGTCCAATTATCAGCTTTCATTTTTAATTTTAATATACATTTACTATTATTATATTCGCCAATAATATCTATGAACAAAGCATCTTCATTATAAGCTTCAAGACCTTCAGGTCTTACTAAGTTTACTATTGAAGGATTGTTAGATAACGATTCTAAACAATTACTG